CTGAACAGAATGGATAAAGTAGACTTTGAGATACGTTGAGAGACTAACATATGGTGTCCCCTGCAGGAATCGAACCTGCAACTAGCCCTTAGGAGGGGCTCGTTATATCCATTTAACTAAGAGGACGTTGTTCGCGGAAGTTTTGAAGTTGTTCCGACGGTTCGCATCCTATCGTAAAACCTCAGTTTTTTACAAGCTTTGCATTCTATTTTGTTTCGCGTGATTTCGCTTACTTCGCCTTGATCATCGCTTCGTTCACTTGCCAATGAGTACACATTGAGTACAGAATGCCTTTAGGGACTGTGTACAGGAAAACATTGTGGCGCTGAGTGACACCAAATTAAGAAGCATCAATGGCAAAGCTTACAACGGACCAGCGGAACTCACCGATGGTGACGGCCTGAGCGTTCGCATCACTCCATCAGGCACGATTACATTTCAGCACCGCTACCGCTGGAATGGAAAGCCTGTGCGTCTCACTGTCGGTCGCTACCCTTCAACATCGCTGAAAGATGCCCGCATTGCCGTAGGCGAGATGCGTGGATTGTACACGAAGGGGATTAACCCAAAAACCTATTTTGCCGGAAGCACTGGTGAGCTGACTCTGAAAGAGTGCCTCGATAACTGGTGGGAAAAGTATGTTAAAGACCTCAAACCCAATACCCAGGTGCTGTACAAATCGGTTGTGTACAACACCATGTACAACGAATTTGAAGATGTGCCTGTTGCCAACATCCCTGTATCAGCCTGGGTTCAGTTCTTTGATAAACAGGAAAAGCTGAATAAGAAGAAAGCCCGCGTTCTGCTGCTTCAACTCCGATCAGTCATTCACTGGTGCATCAGCCGGCAGCTGATACCTTCATGTGAAATCACTAAACTGAGTGTCAAAAATATTGGCAAGAAACCGGACGTTGGTGATCGCGTTCTGACCTACAGCGAGCTCGCTAAAGTATGGCTGGCGCTTGAGAACAGCAAGATCGTTACTTCAAACAGGTTACTGCATCAGATGCTGTTGCTGTGGGGTGCTCGCTTGTCTGAGCTTCGCCTGGCAAATGCTGCAGAATTTAATACCACTGATTGGATATGGACTACCCCATCTGAACATTCAAAGATGGGGAACATCATCCGGCGTCCGATCTTTGAACAAATGAAGCCTATGGTTGAGCGTCTTCTCAATAATGGGAATAAGATTTTGTTTCCTGGGCAGGAGTTGGATAAAGCCATAGACCGCTCTTCATCAAATCTGTACATGCGGAAATTGAGAGAGAGTATTGATATACCTGAATGGCGCACCCACGACTTCCGCCGTTCTTTGGTGACTAACTTATCGAGCGAAGGGATAATGCCCCATGTCACTGAGAAAATGCTGGGGCATGAACTTGGTGGTGTCATGGCTGTGTACAACAAACACGACTGGCTGGAAGATCAAAGAAAGGCGTATGAGCTGTACGCAGATAAAATATTCTGGCACGTTAAACAGCTCGGTTAATCCCTCCATCACAAATCCATTTCTCCACCGCTCTGCGGCTATACCGCGCCGGATGTGTTAGCACTGGCGCAGGAAATCCATGCTGCTTACGCAGCCGCCAGAGTGCCGTTCTCGCCTTACCAATTTCGTCCATAACTTCTTTTTCACTCATAAAGTCGTGGTGCATATTCTTCTCCACACATTCCCGCTGCATCAGGTTTGTTTAGCCGTGACAGGTCACGGCGTATTGATATTCAATTTAAGTTTTTGCCATCCGCTGGTGGCCCAGCACGCCGCTTCACCCTTACAAGGACAGGACTGCACCGGCAGCTGATCGCCACACTTACCGCATTGCTGCTGTGCCAGCGCTTCAATCTGCTGCGCCAATTCAGCGGCATCTTTGCGGATGAGCAACGCTATGTACTCGTTCAGCTCATACGGTTCACGACCGGGGCGGCGTGCGGCGCAGTTCTGCGCCAGCATCTCCAGCTCCTGACTATCCAGCGCCAGCTCCAGCTTTTTACCACCGGCAGCGGCCTGTCTGGCACGCTGCGCTGCTTTGCGTTCGGCGGGGGATTTAGGCATCTGCCGTCTCCCGATAAACCTCAAACCAGAACACCACGGGTTTATCTACCACCTCAACCAAGCCGAAACGTTCCGCTGTGCGGAAATTGACGCTGTACAATCTTGCCCGCTCTGCCTGCGCTGCTATTTGCTCTCTAAAAAACTCCAGGGTGAAAGTAGCCTTGAAGATATTGCAAGGTGCGCATGATGGGAATAGGTTTCCGATAAAGTCATTTTCGGGACGCCAGTGTTCTCCTGTTGCTACTGTCCGGCGTGTTCCATCCTGGCGGCGAGGGCCAAACTCCCACTTTCGTAATGCAGCCTCTACATGATCCGCATGCCACCCCTTATCAGGAAGGTCACAGCCGCAGTACGCGCATTTGCCGCCGAATTTAACGCGCAACTCAGCGCGCTGTTTTTTAGTAAGCGCCATCAATCCACCTCCACGCGCTTAAACTCAACTACCCACACCCACGGGTTAGCCTGCCAGCTTTCCTCGCCGTAGATGGATTGCCACAATCCGCCAAACTGGTAAACGGCAGTGTGTCCCATCTCTTCAGCTTCGCGAGTGCCAGGCTTGAACCTCAGCGCCTCAAACGTACAACCTTCAGCCTTGGCATCATCCTCTGTAATATCCCAAAGCCGCTCCACACGAACGCCGGTAATCTCCAGCGTTATGCGGGAAGCCCAGCGCGGCATGTGGATGGAAGGCTTCCAACATGATCGGCCATCAACGCAGCCATCATCGTCACCCCACGTAAAACCGCCGTCAGCAGCGTAAATAGCGTGACCAGAGTAATAGCCCCTGCCGAACGGCTTCTCATGCACCGCCTTTGCCGGACGATCAGGAACGTAATCAATCATCAGGCCATCATCATCGAATGCGTGGCTAACGACAGACCAAGTTTCTTTTACCCAAAGGCGATCACCTACTGCACCGAACGGGCATGAGAACGGAGCCGAACGAATGTGATTTCCGGTAGCGTTCGATTCAGTCCAGTGGTATTTGCCTGTATCGCTGCGTTCAGCTGAAGCAATGATGCGTCTTAGCCCGAACTGATTTGATTCAGGCTGCACCTTCATGATCCGGCGCGTCTGGGTCTTTCTGCCGTCGAGAACTGCACGAACCATGTCGGCGTTAAAGAGTATTGGGCGTTCACGCATGGCGCACCGCCTTTTCATCCATTGACCACGCGTTAGCTAGAGCCTGAGTTACTTGGTAGAAATCGTGTTTAACGATAACCGCTGAGGCTTCTCCCTGAGCGTTAAGAGTTTCCACTTTGGTGAAGTTGCCACCATGATCCGCGTTCGGGCTGAATTGCGTTACAGCATTTGTATCGATGATTACCGAACCATCCAGAGTGAACATTTTAAGCTTCATGGCTTCGCCTCTTTGATATCAGCCCGGAGGTGCAACTCACGACCATCTGGCAGCTTAAAAACTTTGATGTCGTCGGACTTCATCAAATGAAATGCGACGGCATGAATAGCCTGGTCGGTTACATCCTGCTTCTCTCCAGTGAAAATACGAGCGTCAGGATTGCCGCCCTTAAGCGGATTTGAACGACCAGCCCAGATAGTATTAGTGATGCCGCTGAGGCCCACAGTGATCGGATTAGCCATCACTCACCATCCTTACCGGCGCGGAGTTGGGCGGCGAATTTTACAGCCTCGCTACTTGCATGCTGGTGGAGTTGCTCGCCATAACAGCCAGGCGATTCAGTACGATACTTTTCGGCAATCGCATCATGTAGCTCTGCAAACATCTCAACACCCTCAGCCCGCACTAAGTTGAAGTAGGCGTCGGTGGCTGGCTGTTTCAGCACCTGCATTGCGTCGTATAGCAATGACTGTGCTGGATTAAGTGAATTCTGTACGGCGTGATAACCCGCTGCACTGTATTGACCAATCAGGCGCTCGATGATTTCGCCCCGCGCCGCACCCTCAGCCGCCAGGGAGTCACGCTCTGCTTTGAGGGCGGCCAGCTGCTTTCTTAGTCCATAGCCGCATTCATGCGAACCACTTTTCCCTGTGCGCCATGAGAAACCACAGTCGCAGTTATGAATTTCTCCAACTTGAGTTACGTTCATCTCGATCCCCTTAACCCATGCATTCCAGATACAGCCCGCTGGCAATCAGACGAGCACGGCGAGCAGCTGCTTCACGGTTACGCTTCTTTGCCTCTTCGGAGCAGTCATTGCTGTGGTTGATCACCATCGGCTTAGCTTGCCCGCGAGTAACACGGCGCGGCTTTCTGGTCAGGGTGTAAGTTCGGTCGACGGAACCACCACCCAAACAGACCTGGTCAGACGCTTTTATCTGCAGCGTTTCACCGCCATGCTGCATGGTATTAAGGATTAAGCGATTGAACTCACGCAGGGTCATACCGAGACGTTCCGCCAGCTCACGGCCCGTTGCCGGGCCTTTTGATAACTGCCAAGCCAGCTTTTCGCTGAATCCGGCGTTAGGGCCATGACTGCGGCGATACTGAGCTACCTTTTTCATGACACCACCTTCAGCGTTGCCGTGCGCGTGCGCAGCAAATTCATTTCCATTTGGGAAAGGATGTTGATCGCTTGTATGCTGCCTGGCAGCTGTTGATTACCCATAGTTGACACAGCCCGGCGCGCTTCACCGAGTGCTTCACCGCGCAGTGTTCGAATCCACTGATCGCAGGCTGGCGTAGCAAGTGCTGCATTCAGGTCATCAATCAGTGTCAGGTCTGCGCCTGCAGCCTGCAGGGCTGTAATAGTGTCAGGAAGCACGCTGTTGATACGCAGCACTTCTGAAGCCATTAGATTGGCGCGAACGGTGGCAACGTCGAGACGTGACGACAGCTCAGTCACCATCTTTGCCATTTCAATCAGAGGAGTATCCATCCCGATGTTCTTAGCGAACTGGTGGCCGGCAGCGACGACTTCTTTATTCGATTTGAAATGATGCATGTCATCGCCCTCAGTGGATGGTGATGGTGCTGTTAAGGCGCTCAGCTTCGTTCTGCGCCTTAATTGGATTGGTGACTACAGAGCCGTCAGGCAATATCCAGCCGTTCAGGATATGGCTATAGGGCAGGGTGATAATGCCTACGGTTATATGGTCGTTCGGCTTTTCCATGAAAGTCTCCACACACGATTTTTGGTTGCATGAATCCCTTGCCAGTGATGGCAATAAAAAACTTTTGGGATTCGTTTAAGTTGGCTGGTGGGTTACTGCAATAACCCACAGCCCGATTACTCCACACACTTGAAAGGTTGCTGCGGTGCCGGGTGCCTCCCGGTGCTCTGGTCAGACTGACAAACACCAGAGCGGAAACTCTTAGACTGTGTGCAATCTTTGTCAGTCTTCCGCGCGCGCTGGCCGCATTCACCACAACGAAAAGGACACTTACTCCACGTCTCTAAAGCGTTCGAAAACACCCGCTTTGCAAATGCCCTTATCGTTGTGAAAAAGGGCGGTTAAACAAACCTTCATGAGTAACCGCCAACACAGCAATTCCTTACTCTTAAAACGCTGGTCCGCGAACCACGTTTTCAACATCACACTGCACACTCACCACTCCGGCATCACCACAACAGACAACATCAGCATCTGGGAAGAGCCTCAAAAAGGTAATCAGGTCCCGAACCGAAGTGTTCGACATGTTCTTAATCATTTTCACGGTATACCCCACAAGCATTCGATGAGCTAAATATACTTACGAGTATATGGATAGTAAATACTCAAAGGTAAAGTAATTGTACTTGTGGGTATATTTAATTGAAAGTTATAGAGATTTATTTTTAGAGGGGCGGGAGCAGGAAACAAAAAACCCGGCAATTGCCGGGTCATCGAAAGGGCTTATGAGTGGTTAAGGAAGGTTGGTAACTTTTGCATCAACAACAACACCAATGATTCGGCAATTGCCATTAATTTCAGTCATAGGGTATTGAGGATTAAGTGGTTTCAAAAATTTACGACCTGCATCGACGACCAGCTTTTTGAAAGTTGCTTCATTCTCACTATCAAGTTTGGCAACGACCAGCTTGCCATTCCTCGCTTCAATTTCCGGATCAATAAGTATGGCCATACCTTCAGGAATGCTAAGCCCAGCAGGTGCAGTCATCGAGTCACCCTTAACATCAAGCCAGAATGAATTCTCTGAACAATCAACGGTTGTTTCATACCAACGGTCTACACCCTTGGGGTGATAGGGCTCTATCGCTTCCATCCATTGTCCTGCACTAACCCAGCTTATGACTGGGAAGCTTCCTTTAGGTTCGTTCGGGCCTACATAGGTGACGTTGGATTCTGAAGACTTCGCTAATCCATCCAGCCACCCACGACTTAATTTTAGTGAATCTTCAATCTGGCGAGCTGATTGTTCACCGATATTACGTTTGTTCGCTTTTCCTGGTGGATAAAGCATCCGAGAAACAACAGTCGCATCAAGGCCTGCCGCTTCAGCAAATTTCTTTTGTGTCTCGAATCTGTCAACAAGCTCCTGAAGCTTAAGTCGCCGGATTTCAAAAACGTCTTTGTCGGTATCGATTTTCATACCCGGATCATACGAAAAATTACTCACAGGTAAATGACCTTCAGGTATTGAATAAAATATACTTGCAGGTATACTTCCATCATCAACAACAGGAGGCTCCATGGAAACGTTAAGAACGTATCTGAATGGCCTTGCGCTGGGTAGACAACGAGAGTTCGCCGTCAAATGCGAAACCACGATTGAATATCTCCGCAAGGCAATTAGCAAAGGGCAGAAGCTCGGTCCGGCATTGTCAGTTCTCATCGAAATTCACTCAGCTGGTGTAGTTAGCAGGAAAGACCTTCACCCAGCTGACTGGATGAAAATTTGGCCGGAATTGAATTCTAAAGCTACTGCGGCATGACCGTAACTACAACGGACGATAAGAAATGGTAGACACAATCAACACAGCAATCCGACTGATGTGCAAAGCACACAAAGCAGGTCGTTTAGGTATGGCCGATGACTTAGGCATGACCATCGATCAGTTTCACAACCACATGTACCGCAAGTGTGGCAGTCGTTTCTTCACCCTGGATGAGCTCATAAAAATGGAAGACTTATCCGGTACTGCATGCCTGGCAGACTTTTTCGCGACACGTCATGGAAAGCTGCTGGTGGATGTATCTGCAGTGAAAGAGGTGGATAAGGTCGATCTGTATGACATCGAAATGAAAGCGAGTGCAGCAGCTGGTGAGTTAGCAATCGCCAAAATTGCTGCAGCGTCTGACGGTGTGATCGACAGCAAAGAGCGCA